ACTCCTCTAAGTATATCTCCAGATTTTATTTTGAATTTACCAGATGTTTTAATATAATCAGGTAAAACTGTAGTTACGTTTAAATCTGTTAGTTCGTCATTGACGATTAACTGTTCTCCAGAAACATATTTACTTTTTCCTTGTGTAACTTTAAACACAGGATAATCAGACCTTTTAATTATAGATGCAAATGATCCCTGAGTTGTATCTGCTAAACCTGGATTCGTAGTTAAACCTGCCACACTAAACTTAAGTTTTGCAGGAATTAAATTTTCATAAGATATTACTTCAAAGAATCTAAATCCATAATCTTCAGAGTTAAATCCACTGCCACCTATTCCATTCTTAGTAATTCCTTCTACAAATATTTGTTCCCCAACACTAAAGATAGAAGTACTAAATCCAAGTAAAGGTGTAGATAAGAAACAAGTAACTATACCACTAGTCGAAGTTTGCATAGTGGATATACCAACACCGTTACTGTTATTAACAGTGAATAAATTCTTACTATTAAAATTAAGTCCTGTTGGTTGCTCAAAGATGTTAACAGAAGAAACTGAACTGGACTGAACCTCGGTTGTTAATATTCCATCATCAATTCTTTCTCCCGTAATTGAATCTACAATAACAACATCGGGTGGTGTTGTGTAATTATCTCCACCATCAACAATCTGTACATCTGTTATTGTTAAATTAGATCTTAGTTCAAGTGTGGATGGTATATTTGCTTCGGGTCTAAGTGTTTTATCTGTATTATATTCAAATGCTTGATCAATAACTCTTATTTCTTTTATATTTCCTACTGTTGGAGATTGAGCAAATAGTATAGCATCACTACCATTTAACGTTGTAATACTTGCAATACCAGGTAATTGTTTATAATCATTACCTTGTGATATTATTTTAATTTTAGAAATAGGACCAGAGGCATTCTTAGAATCAGTACTATATTTCATAGTCCTGGTATTATCTGGTGTATAGAGACTTAACTCAGGATCTTTAAGTAAAGATATAACAAATGATGTGCTAGCTACACCGACAACAGAATATGTACCATCATACTTACTATCATCAAATGTGATTTGATTATAATCAATAACTGTTGAATCTGCTGTGGATATAAATCCACCTCTTTCTACATTATAGAATAGTGGTTGTGTAGGATCTGGTACAACATCAATTAAAGAATCTGTATAAGTTAAAGTAAATGAAGCAGTTGATGTTACACCAACAGTTCCAACTCCTGAAGTTGAGAATGTTGTTGTGTTTGCAACAGATACAAACTGATTTTCAAATGTCTGATCAGTATATAAGTTAAACTTAAATCCTTGTAAAGTAGAATCTGATAAATCAAATACAACATTATTTCCTCTAGTTGGGAATAATCTTGGGTTAATAGCAGAAAACTCCTGCTCTGCTCCACCTGTAGATCCTATCGAAACAATCTTAGGAGGAGATGATATAGAATCTTCATATGTAAGTGCTAATTTAAATCTATTTTTATCAATCTTATAAACATAAAATAAACCAGGTTCTAATCCAGTTGCTACCTCATCTGTAGCGTTATAATAAACTTTTTCTCCAGTTATAAACGGATGATTATTAAGAGTTATAATATTGTCTAAAGTATCAATGGCGGTTGAAGTAAATCCAATAGGATCAATAACAAGTTTTTCTATATCAAAATTATATTTAACTCTTACTTTAGTAGATGTTCCTATTCCAACAGATCTACTTGGCACAACATTTAATGTTATATTATCATTTGGTTGTAAATTATGTGCGGTTGATACAGCAATTACTGCATCATTTTTCTGAACAACACATATAATTTTATTCTTAGTTGGTTCTAAAGAATATTCATAATTATCAGAACCATTATTGAAGAAGAATAGACCATTTGTAGATGTGGTTAAACCAACTTGAGTTACAATACCAATAAAGTCTGATGATTTATTAATAACAAAAAGATTTTGATCTGTATCTCCAATATCAAATGTTGCGGAAGATTCAGTATTTGCTACAGAAATAGAATTACCACCCGCGTTCTTCCTTAATATTACTCTTTCTCCAGTGCGGAAAGGATGATTTGGTAAGTAAATACTTTGATTAGCAATTGATATATCGTAGTTTCTATCTCCTAAAGGATATTCTACTGTATTTTCAATACCTGCAGTAGATCCAACACCAACAGATTCAGTTGGATTAAAGAATACTTTTTCATTTAATGATGATTCAAAGAAAGGAGATTCTACTGGAATTTCAAATGAATTTGGAAAAACAAATCCTCTAGTAGTGGTTGTATGTGCTGTACCTGTAACACCTCTCTTTGCCCTAATTATACCCCTCTCATTGAATATATTCAATACTGATAATACTTCTGTTCCAATACCGATTGTAGATCCAATTGATAATGAATTAGGTATACTGGAAACATAAATGTCTGTCATAATACCAGAAGTACCATTAGCAGGTATTTCTTGATATATGTTAAAGTTTTCTGTAGATATTGCAACTGTCCTTAATCCTGCAATTTGGTCTACAAATGTTGATAAACCACTTATTGAAATTACATCATTAGTATTAAAAGTATGGAAAGGATCAATTTTAACTGTTATCTTATTGTTACTCCAAAGTAAAGTACAATTTGTAAATTCTGAAACAGAAGATGCAATAGAAGTTATTGTTGCACCTTCTACTTGAGAAATTATTGCACCTGCACCACCACCGTTAGTTCCTTCATTATCAAAGGTAATTACATCATCTACTTTATAGTTAACTCCTGCATTTCTAATATCTACACCTGTAATAGATCCTTTAGTAGTAGATTCAACTACTGATTCTTGACTGAAGAAACTTTGAGATTCAATAATATAATCATTCCTAGATCCAGTTATACCTAATTGATGTGGGAAAGTGTTTCTAACTAAGTCTGATTCATTTAAATCAAAACTTTGATCCTTATCATCTAATTGATTTAATGATCTAAATCTCTTACCTACAAAGTAGGGGAATTTTGGAGTAAAAGTTCCATCAGTTGTTATACCTGCAAAATATGCATAAGTTCCATTTGGATATTCTGGAGTTTTACAGAATCTTGTATTATGAACATCTAAATCTCCAGTAGCATCATATGTAAAATCTTCAATAAAGAATCCATCAACAAATCCCTGTGGACGATCTACAATAATAGAAGTATCTAATTTATAACCTGTTTTTAAAGGTCTTACACCCGATGTAGTATCAAGAGGATCACTAAATCCAAAAGGTCCGTAAATTGGATGTCCGTCATAAGCATATCCAATTATTGGAGAGTGAGTTGTTCCTGTATCATTAAATTCTCCAGATGCTATTTCATTTGAATAAGATAAATTAACATATTCTAATCCTTTCTTAAGAGTAGGATACAAATATTCAGATCCATGTCTTTGAGCATCATTTAAGGTTAAAGATCTAACATTACTGGATAATATCGCATTTTTACCAGCTGATGTAACACTAATACTGGTTTTTGCTTGTGTGTAATTTGTTCCTTCAGATATTACAACTGCTTGAATGAGTTGACCATTTTTAATGATAGGACGAACAACTGCACCACTACCATCGCCAGTTATTGTTACTTCAGGAACAGAGAAATATTCAGATCCTCTTGATCTAACATCAACTCTAATAAGTTTACCACCAACCACAACAGGATATAATGATGCACCTTTACCATTTTTAATACTTACACCAGGTGATTTTTCAAAATTTAAAGTCGTGCTACCGTAACCAGTTCCAGTTTCATAAAGATAAGCATCAATGATATTACCTCTAACATAAGGTGTTGCTGTGATAACCCCTGTACCCGCTGCACCGAATGAAACGTTAATATTTAACTTTATATCTGGATACTTAAATTGATGGAATCCAGACCCTTCAGAGTCCAATTTAATGTAAAGTCTACTATCAAAATTATCTCTAATAGTTCCACCAATACCTGCATCAGCAACCCTAAACTGATCTTTACTCTTTTCAAAGATATAATATTGATTAGTGGTAACTAATCCAGATATAACAGTTCCTGTATTTTGATACTCAACTAAATCTCCCTCTTTAAATCCATGATTTTTAAAATTAACAAGATGATCTATGGTAGAAATACCAACTGGTTTAACGTTTAATTCTCTATTTTGATAATTAGAACCACCTTCAATAACTCTAACTGATTTTAGAGTCTTTTTACCATTAAATGTTCTAAATCTATGAATACCAGAATTAGAAGTAGTGGTAAATCCGATTGTATTAATTCCTGCTCTGAAATCATTTTCAGAAAAATATAATCTAATTGTTTGTGCATTTACAAATTCTGCAATATATCTTGTATTTTCTACTAAAAATCTATTCTGGTCTGCATTAGAAGCAGCAAAAGTTCCAATACCTAATGCAGGATTACCATTTGTTCTATATACAACTTCTTCTCCATCAGCAAAGTTATGATCTCCTAAAAATGTGATAGTTTCTGCAGATTCTCCTATACCACCACCAAATGTTAATAATCTAGCATCAAAACTAGCACTTAAGAATGATTGTTCAACAACTGGTTCTAAAGCAACTCCGTCACCAGGTCCTCCACCAGTTATACTAAGAGAAATAACTTTATCTAATTCTTTTGTTTGAGGATCTACTAAAATTTTCTCAACAGATCCACTAAGAACAGGTCTTACAAGTGCTGTTGTTCCTGATCCAGTATTAGCAACTTCAATAACTGGTGGATTTATTACATCATATCCAGTTCCTGAGTTTACTACGTTTACAGATGTTAAGGGACCTGCATAAATTTTATCTTGAGATTTATAGTTTTTAATTTCAACACCATTTATCATCATACCAACAGTTTCTGTGGTAGTGTCTAATCCATCATTTTCTCTAGGTATCAATGGAAACTTTCTAAGAAGTTTTTGTGGTTCAAGTTGTTTTTGATAAACAGATCTTAAGGTAAAAGTATGTTTACCTCCAACTCCTACAATTAGAGGTTCAAATTCAAGATTTAAATCTCCTTGAATAAAAGAATTAGATGCATACAGTTTAATTTGTTGTTTATTAGGTAATACTCTAACATAATATGATTTACCTGTATCTAATCCTGTGATCGCTGTGCTCTCTGGTTCATAAACAACTTCATCTCCAGTTAAAAAAGGAACTTCCGTAGGAAAGTTAATAATAGAATATGCTAATTCTCCTACATCTGCTTGTAAAGCATTACTTTCAGTGTTTCCTGCACCAATAAAGGTTATAGCAGTTCCAACCACTATAGATGGTGTTGAGGGTACAGTATCTTGTCTAAATGTATAAGATGGAAGAGAGTTAGATGCGACATACATAAACTCTTCGCCATAAAATCCAAAATCAAGATCTTCGCTATAAACGTTCTGTACGTCCGCAAATAAGTCTGAATATTGTAGAGGTACAAATTTACTTGTAGTCTTCTTTGGTACCCTTCTAATCGAATGTGGGATGCTTGTATCAGTGCTAAATCCAGTATAATCTAATGTTACTTGTTTATCATTAAAATCAATAGCAGTAACTTTAGCATTTGTTAATTTTACTTCTTTAGTGCTATCGTTTATAATATCAACACGGTCATTTATTTTTAAACTTGCCTTATCAATTGAAGATTTTAAAGTAAACTGTTTTGCTCCTGTATCAATACCAGAACATTCATAACTAGAACTTGTATTGTAAATCCATGAATTAGCAAATCTTTGTTTATCTGTACTTTCTAAGGATGATGGATTAGTAATAACATCTCCTAATTCTTTAATTGTTATTTTTTCATTGACTAATGCGAGTCCCGCATCTTTTGCAAGGTTTATATCTGATATTATCGATGCTACTCTTAAATTAACTGGTTTTGTAAAATCTCCATTTTCATAACCAAAAATAATTTTATCAGATCTAATATCATCAGTTGCTGAAATATCACTATCAATACCAGAACAGTTTAAAAATTGATTTAATGTTTTGTCAGTGTATGTTATGGTGTTAATACCACTATTAATAGTTCCAGTTGCAGGGAATCCTACAGTAGAATCAACAGTAATTACTGAAGAACCAGCTGAAACATTAGTTAAAGATCTTGTATTTGGAGTTACTTCAAAATCCCCTTCAATAATATCTTTATTACTATATCCAATAAAAAGTGCTAACTTATAATATGTTTTATTGTTTCTAGTTAATATTTCAATTTCAGATACTGCTGCCTTTGTTCTTGGATTAGATTTACTATAAATTGTCTGTCCTACTAACTTATTAACATCTCCCGATAATTTTTCTACTAAAACTATTTCTCTTCTAATATATTCTGCATCTGAAGGTTTTAACAAAAATTGTTCTAGGTCAATGACAGAAGGAGAAACACCAAATAGAACTTTGTAGAGTATTCTAAATGATTCTTCTGTACCTTTTGCTTGATAAAAGGATCTCGCTTCTTTGATAAAATTACCCGCATCTAATTCAGGTACGAAACCAACATCCTCTAAACCAGGTGTATAGGAATATTTTATTTTCTTATAAAATTCTTTTAAAAATAAAGAACTTAAATTTTGTACTGGAGATTCGTTATTATGATTTGCACTAACCGATGTATCAAATACTAATTCTTCTGAATCGCTAATACTATGATAAGAGGTTATTCCACTAAAACCACGCACACATCCCGTAAAAGTATTTGTAGTTAAACCAGTATATGTAATTATTTCATCATCTATCTTAAGAAGACCATACTCATTAGGAAATCCTCTTGTACTTTTAACACTTATAACACTATCTGTTGAATTTGCGTCTGCAGTAAGAGAGGTAACACCTACAATAACTTGTGGTGTTAATTGATCAAGACTTAAATATTGATCAAGATTATCGACAAGATCAACAGGACCTCCCTGATACTCCTGTGAACGGTAGTATTGTTGAAAGAAGTCTACTGTCTTGGGACTTTGATCTAAAATATATTCGGGTAATTGTCCCTCTATCAGTTGGTGAACCTTTACTCTCGATTCGATACCAGTTTGTATCATATTTTATCCTCTTGTTAGCTCTCCATTGCTATAACTAGATGTTACCTTGAATCCAACTCCTGAAATCTTCTCACCTGAAGATATAGTGTCTTTAATCATATTTATCGTACTTTTTGAAACATCAAACTCAAGATATAGGTCTTTTAATCCAACTACATCATTAGATTCTGGGAATGCCTGAACTTCAATTATGTCGTCTGCTAAAACAGTATCAGTTATCAAAACTGTAGTTAAAATAACTTCACCTTTAACATAATCTACAAGACCTGCAGATTTTATAACAACTCTATTTTCTCCAGTTTCCTGAATTGGTTTAACTATTGAAAGAACACCTGTTCTTCCGTCTGAATTAGGAATATCTGTCAAATAAACTATGTCTGGTTCATTAATAATTCTGAATCCAGTACTTTTTATATTAAATCCACCTGAATTAACATGAAATCTGTTTCCGAAGCATAATTCATACTGTGCTTCTTGATTTACAAGAGCTCTCATGTTTCTTCTAATCCTAACTCTTGTAATATTAGAAGTTATAGCACGATCTACATCATCAATTACGTTTAGAACCTTACTATACTTAAATCTTCCACCAAATTTACTTAAATCAACAGAATTTGAGTAAGATTGAAGTGAATTTGAAACATTAGTTTTCAAATTATCAACGTTTGTAATCTGAGATGAGTTAAAATATACTGAAGAATCAACTTCAACATAAAGAATCTTAATATCAACAAGTTTTTGGTTAATTCCTGTTAATGCATAACTCTTCAATTTACTTAAAATAAAGTCTTTATCAAAATCTGATACAAAATCGCCATTTTTTGGTTTGATACTGATTCTAACAGTACCAAATTCTGGTGGATCTAACTCTTCACCACCAACAACTGATATAGATTCAGTGTTTGGGTATATGTTTTGTATAATTGCTTCATAATCTCTTGCTGTAACTGCTCTAAATTGTGCAGCATACAGTCTTGGAGCAAAATATTTGACTGATTCTATAGGTTCTATGTCCGTTCCACTTGTACTTTTGGTAACTGTGGTTAAATTTACTGACTGAACAGTAACAGGATTATTCAAACTGTTTATAAATGTACCTGCAAATGAGAAATTTTCAGCTCCATTACCTAACTCTCCATCTGTAACAATGTAAGTTACTGTAATTTCTGTTCCATTCTCTAATTTTTTACCAAAAATACCATCTCCAAAGAGTAATTCATACTTTTCATCCTGTACTTCTTGTATTAAGTATATCTCTGAGTCTGAATCAACACCAATAATGTTATCAACTAATGAATATTCTCTTCCAGTGCCAGATTCTCCATCAAATTTTACCTTAACAACTATAGTTTGTATGTCTATAAATGGGTTATCAAGTAAAAAACGTTGATCTAAACTACCATCAACCGTAAATTTCTTCTTTAAAAGTGCTCCTTGATAGATTAGAACAGGATCTTCGAGTGTACCAAAACTTGCTTTACCATCTACTACTGCTGTGGTAATAGGTTCTGGTATAGAAAATATGTAAGAACTATCATCTGTAGCACCTACACATACAGGTCCTCTTGCTTCAAGTGTAAGTGTTGCTAAACTTGCTGAACATTCTACGTCTAATCTTATACTTGCCCTTGAACAAGTCCTAGAACGAGGCACATATCCAATTCCTCTTGCTAAAGATACTACATTTTCCCTTAAAGTCGCAGAATCTAAGAAAGATTCATTAACAACCATGTTTGCATTGAAGGAGTTAATGTAAGTATTGTATGCTAAAGTGTTTAAAATAACCGAAAAATTGGATCCTTCAAAGTCAAAATCAGTAAAAGTAGAATTTGCTCTCAAATAATCTTTTAACTGTGTTTTGATTTGATCAAAATCTAAGTTTGTAAATTTAGTAAAAGGCATATTATCTTGTTGCTTCTAATAGGAATGTATAATCTTGTGTTGGTGCAGATTCTCCGACTAAACTAAAGTTTACATTTACCTCAAATTGGTTTTCATCTGGATCTGCATCCACTCTTACTCTCAAGTCGGAGATTCTTGGTTCAAAATTAAGTATTGCTTCGGTAATTTCACGTTCAATTACTGATGCTGTAGCAAAATCAACAAAATCAAATAAAGATCTACGAACATTTGATCCGAAGAGACTATCAAAAAATCTTTCTCCACGAATAGTTTGTACGATATTACTTACAGATTTACGTATACACGCAGTATTCCTCAACATAGGTATATCTTTTGTAACAGGATGTGGTTCAAAAGACAGACTTATATCTCTAAATTCTCGTGATCTTAATTGGGATGCCATTTATACAATACTTCTTCATTGTATTTAGCATGTTTTTTACAATAAGTTACAAGGATAATGAATATTTGGTTGTTCCCACCAAAAATGGAGGTCAAATTGGTCGCTATCGTAGTGTAAAGACACTAAATTGCACTTAAAACGACT